ATAGTTGCATTTGTATCATTAACACACACAGAATCATGTGGTGTGCCAAGAACAAAACTTTTTCCTGCCCCTAATGAAATAGTTGCAGACTCATCTGCTGCACTATCATCTTCATCATTATCTATTTGTAAAGACAAACTAACTGCATTAGAACTATCTAAATTAGTTACTCTTATGTATTTTACATTTTGTATATCCATAGCTCCATCTGCTATACCTACTGTAGATTTAAAAGAAACTAAAGTAGTGTCTACTGATGCTGGAACTGTTAGTATTCTTTTGTATACATCTACTATACCTGATACAATAAAACTTTTTGTTCCACCATACTGATGTCCATTTACTGTTACGTCTTCTGTTAATGTTACTGTTAAGTCTGCCATTGTTATTCTATATTAAATTTCTACTTATTTTTTGATAATGAACTGTTAATGTTCTTGCTGCTGTTGTTCTTGTTGTAACACTTATTTGTGGTACTAAATCTGTATTGTCTTTTAAGGCTGAACCTTTCGTTGTAGCTGAAGATGCTGCTCTACCATATATATAAATATCCTCATCATTAGGAAATGATTTTGTGCTTGCAGCAGTTATAGTTATACTAGTAGAAGAGGTGACAGCAGTAACTGTTCCCCATGCAACTCCTGTTGCGTTTGTTATAACATCCCCTACAACTATTTGTGTTGTTGCATCTGTCCCATCTACAGCTATAACATGAGAAGAACCACTACTTAAACTAACTGCCCCATTTACATTTACCCCTGTGTCACCAACTCCAGATATAGCAGTTAAACCATATTGCTCGTCATTTATAAACACGCTAGCTCGTCTATTTGAGTCTATTTCAATTCTAAATCTATAGGTAGTTCCTTCATCTAAAGCTAAACCTAAATTAGTTACATAATCAGTTCCATTATTGCTGTACACACAGTGCCAAGTACTAGTAGTACCTTGATATTGTAACATGTCTCCTGAAGCTGCATTATCTGAATCATAATAAAAAAGAACTTGATCTGTATACTGAGAGTGGTTTTGTGCAGCATCTAAAAGAGTTGCTGAACCACCAAGTCCTGCTACATACCTTACAGTGTTTTTAGCATTAGCTTCTGTCGCATGAGTTGTTACAGCACATTCCCATATTGTGCTATTTTCTGTACCAAAAGTTACATTACCCCAAGCAGACTGATTTGTGTCTTGGTGTGGTAAGATTACCATTTCATCGTCATTAGCAGTATCAGTAGTAAGTAATATTCCTGCTCTTGTTGTGTCAAATGTGCATAAGTTAGAGGTACTATTTGTTCCTTGTATTTCAAAGTTTCTATTACGAGGCACTCTCGTTGCTTCAGTAGCACTAGCTAAATCCCCATTTATACCTGGTGTTTGAGCAAAGTATTCCTCTAGTTTATATCTTGTAGATGGAGATACAACACCATCACAAGTTATAGATCCAGTAGCTTTTATGTTACCAACAACATGTAAATATTCTGTAGGGGAAGTAGTTCCTATACCAACATACCCATCTTTAGTTATTCTTACTCTTTCAGCGACAACACCTGCTCTGCATGTTTCAAGGGCCATATAAGAGCCTTGAGTAGAGGCACTAGAAGTCCAATCTGATTCTGTTCCTACAGATATTCTTCCTGCATCTGCAACTGCTGGTGTAGAAGCATCGTAATACCATTGATTAAATAGTATACTACCTTCTGTTCCATCCATGTCAGCAGCATTTGTTTTATTTGTGATTGCTAATATATCTGTATTTGCTTTTGCAGTTCCTGTTTCTCTTATCTCAACTGTATATGCAGGGTCTGTTACATTCTCTCCTAATCCAACTCTTTTATTAGACCCATCAACAGATAATAATGTTTCAGAATTTGCAAATACATTAAATGATGAGGTTGTATTTCTTCCTTCAAAATAAAACTTTTTATCAGCGTCACCAAAATGAATATTACCATTAGTTACAGTATCTTGACCTATACCTATAGCTCCTGTTCCTGCAGAGGCACCATTCATAATTAATATTTCTCCTGCACTTGAGTTAGCACCAGGATTACTTGTTATGTAATTTTCATTAGCTTGTGCTGCAGTACTAGATGATCCACCACCTACTGTTGCTACAGGGTTACAGTCTCCAATACAAAAACCATATTGACTGCCTTTACCAACTATAAAAGATGCGTTACCATTATCTATTGTAACAGCTTGTCCTGTTCCACCATCTATATGTAATTTACCAAGTGATGGCGTTACATTTATACCAAGTGCTGTACCTACTTTAACTTTGTTGGTTGCTATGGATAAATCGCTATCAGTACCCTCTCCACTTTCAACTGCTGTAAGCGTAGAAGTTACTGCTCCATCGTTAGCAGTTTTAAGTAAACTACTAAATCTATTTGATACTGTTTGTCCTGATAATGTTGCCATATTTTATATTTCAAATCCAAAGTTTAACAATATTAATCTAAATCTTTTGCAGTCTTTACTACATACGCTTTCTCCACAAAAGTAAAGTTCAAATATAGTAAAGAATCCAAATCTTATTTGTAAGGCAATCTTATTCTTTTTATTGCCACTTCTCCATGAGTTTATCCAGTTCATATTAATTAAATTTTGCTAACATTAATTCATCTATATCTTTTTGTACAGTTTTTTTATCTGCATCTAATTTAAACATTACATTTGGTAGAAACCTTATTTTTTCCTCTCCACTCTCAAAAACAATTACAGTTGGTATTGCTGTTATATCAAATTTCATTTGTAAGTCCATATACTGGGATATGTCTACTAAATAATATGAACAATCAGTTAGTTCATATTTAGCAGCATTAGCGTCATTCCACCCAGCATAAAACTCTACAACAACAATATCTTTAGCCACCTTGCCTTTAAAATTATCAGGATTTATAAACTCTTGACCAAAACAAAATCCTGAACCTATTAGTAATGAAATAATTATTATTAAGTTTTTCATTTTTTTAATTCTTTAATTTCGTCATTAAGATCCTCTATGTCTTTTATAATGTTATCAATCTTCTGTCTAGCCATCTCATCTTTCATATTAAACTCCATTCTTGTAGGTGGCCAAGTTTGAGAAGCAGCAGGGTCTCCCATGTCTATTGTATAGGTTCCTGTGCCTGGCCTAGGTTTTTCTAAGGCCTCTGCGACTTTAACTTCTAGCTCTACAAATTTAGAGTTTATATTAGATAGCATACCATAGTACCCTGCTATTACAGCAGCCACCCCTGCTATTATCCAAGCAAGGGTTTTAATACTAATCTTAAATTTGCTGTCTTCAGAAAATTCTTTTGTCATTACTATCTTCTTCTTCTTCTATCATCTCTTGCTTCTTGTCTTCCCTCTACTGGTGCTAAACGAGAATCGAGCCTTTGTTTTTTTTCTCTTTCATTTTCTACAGTAAATTTACCTCTTTTTTTAAATACACTGTCTCCCTTTCCTCTGAACTTAAAAGTTCTCTCATGTGGCATTTCTTTAGTTCTTCCTTTGCTTACATCTTTATCATACTGCTTTCTTTTTCTAGAAAATTTTCTATCAAATCTTTTTCCCTCTCTACTTCTTTTCTTTTTTAGATCCCCTACTGTTCTTCTCATTTTTCCTTCTTCAGGGTTTAAGCCACCATTTTCCATGGTATTCATCCCTTTTGCTTTCATTTGTTCCACTCTTTCATCTCTTGCTCCTCTTCTATCATTTCTTGCTGACATTCTTCTATCTGTAGCCATTTTTCTCATTCTATTCCTTGATCTATCTTTTCTTGACTCTTTCCTTCTTTCTGCCATTTCTTGTCTTCTTTCCACTCTATCATCATTAGTGCCACCATTTTCGTATTTCATTTTTCCACCATGACCATACTCTTTCATTTTTCCACCACCCATATATTTTCTTCCTTTAAATTTTGGCTTTTTGTAGTCTTCTTTTTTTCTAAATTTTGAGCCAGTACCAGTATTAAATGGGTTACCTTTTTCCTTTTTTTCAGGTGGCTTACCTCCTGGGCCAATTACTCTTTCTGATAGATTTTTGCCTTTAGGCCTTCTTCTTGTGTCATCTTTAGTAGATTTTCCACCATTTGCATATTTTTTTAAAATTTTCATTTTGACGCTTATTTTAATTAATTAATTATTTGTTTATGTATATTTTCGTTGTCTTCGTTTTTCTCTTCTTGATTGTCTTTGCTGTTTTCTTTTTTGTCTTCTATTATATCTAGCTTCCCTTCTATCAGTTCTATTTCTTTTCTTTTCTTCTATTATTCCATATCCTTCTTCTAGTGATTTTCGTCCTTTTTCATTCGCTTCTTTATCCCCCTCTTCAGTTTCTCTATCCAGGTATCGTATATTAGTGTATCTTGTATAAGAAGGTGGTTCATCTTTTCCTCTAAACTTTCTAGTTTTAAACATTTGTTCCCCTGTTTCAGGGTCCAGGTAAAAACTACCATGCCTACTAGAGCCTTGCATATTTTGACCTGGAGCTGATCCATATAGATAATCATCAGGCCTACCATAATCTTTTCTATCTGCCCTTCTTTCCCTTCTTGTTCGTTTTCTAGAATATTTCTTTTCATACCTTGCCTGCTTTCTTTTATATCTTCTTTTTTGTCTTTCGTTCATTCCTGCTAGTTCCTCCATCTCAGTAGCCCTTTCTTTGGCAGCGTCTTCATATGCTTTATCCATTTTTTTCTTATATTTCTTAGCATACTTTTCCTCTCTTCTTTCCCTCCTATTTCCTTTATCTAAATCTGAGTAAGTCTCAGGTATAGAAAACATAGGAACCTCAGATGGCCTAAGAGTTATGTTTTTATATTCCTCTGGTTTTTGGTAGCCTAAATACCCACCTTCTTCCATGTAGCCCATTTTGTTTCTAACTGCAGTTGGTAATTTTGCAAGACCCTTATTTCCTTGGGGTACTGGCTTTAAAGTGCCCCCATTTTTGTAGGTGCTCTTTCCTCCATACATATATTTACTAAGTACTTTCATTTATTTTCCTTTTTTATTACTTTTTCTACCTACCACTATTATTATACCAAGTCCAGCACCCTTCTTTCCTTTTACCATTCCACCATGTTTAAAATTACCTCTTCTATTTCTTCTTCTCATGTTTCTTTTTTGTTGCCTTTCGAATCTTCTATCTTCTCTTTTACTTATTCTAGCCTCTTGTCTTTGGTCTTTTCTATCTTGTCTTCTGGATCTTTTTTCCATCCTTCCAGCTAACCTATCAGCTTTTCTTTGCTGTCTAGCTTGAGTTCTAACCATTCTTCTGTCTGCTCTAGCTTGCTGTCTTGCTGATTTTCTCTCATGTCTTAACTGAGCTCTTGTTGGTCCAGCAGAATCTTGTCCTTGGTCCATTCCACCTTGGTCCATTGAATCATCCTGTTGATTCATATCACCTTGGTTTGTTTCCTCGTTTTGTAGGTTTATGTTGTTGCCCCCAGTATTTGTATTTTCTATATTTACATCTTCTTCAAATAAATTATCTGGTTCTGGCTCATCATTTGCTAATGGGTCTTTTATTTCACCTAAATTACTACCACTAATAGACATTTGATTATTATTAGGTGGCATTGTAGGACCTTGCATTGTTCCACCTGGGGTGGCATCAACACCTATTGGTAAGCCATCTTGGTCTTCATCCATATTTACACCACCTTCTTGAAATTTTCTATTATATTGATCCATCAAGGTTCCTCCACCTTTCATTACTTTTGGGGTAATGTTGTATGTTATACCATTATAAACGTAAGAACTTTTACCCTCTTCTCTTGCTTTTCTAGCTACCTCTGCTTGTTTAGCTTTTTCTTCTTTTGCTATTTTTTTATTTTCTTTTTTTTGTTCTCTTGTTGGCTCTTTAGACTCTTTACGTTCTCTTATATCCTTCTTTTCTTGAGCATCTTGTCTATATTTCTCATCTACATACTGTCTTCCTGTTTTTTTGTAACCAAAACCTGATTTTCTTTTCTCTTTCTCAGTATATACCCCTGTTTTAGGATTAAAAACATATCTTCTCTTTCTATCATCATCAACCTTTGAGGGTATATTTTTCTTTGGCCCACTAGTTTCTTCAAGGTCCATAGTATCCTCTCTTGTGCCTGGAAATGTTCCCACGCTTACTCTATCATCAACAGCTGTTGTAGTAGGAGTATCTTTTTTTCCTTCTTTTTGTTGTGACCTTTTCTCTTGACTTTTTTTAGTTTCATATATCCCTATATTAGGATCGTCTTCAGCTTTTTTCTCAGGATATTCATATGGAAGATTACCTTTTGCTATATTCTCTTCTGTAAGCCCTGGATTAAGCTCATCAAATTTTTCTCTTTTTTTAGATACAACGCCTTCAGGTAAAACTTGATGAACTGTTTTTCCTGTTAAATTCTTTCTAGCCTCACCCTCTTTCATTCCAATGAATCTTTTTCTAAGAGAAGCATCTATTCTTTTTTTATCATCTACATAATCAGATACATTTTCATCTTCGTAACCAGTAAGTTCTCTTTTCTGCTTTGCAGACAAAAATTTCCATTGAGGATTATTTTTTCTATGCCATGCTCTACCTCTTCTTTTAATCTTAATCTTAGGATCGTTTGGCTCTGTTACACCTTTTACTTGTTTTTTATTTTTTAATTTTCTTCTGTCCTTTCTGCTTATTTTTTCAAGCTCCTCTCCTTCTTCTAGTTTTCTAATGTTACCACCCTTTTGATAATAACCTAATCTAGAGTCTTGTCTTTGGTCTTTTCTATCTTGTCTCCTTGAACCTGCCTCTTGTCTACCTGCTAGCCTATCTTCTTTTCTTTCTTGTCTACCCTCTGTTCTAACCATTTTTCTATCAGCTCTTGCCCCTTGTCTAGCCATCTTTCTTTCATGACGCATTTTAGCCCTTTCAGATGCAGGACCTCCTTTACCAAATAAATTCATTTTAGAGCCAACTTCAAACATAGACATAAAACTTGGTGATTGGTATCTTTCTACTTCTCCACCTTCTTCATATTTAGTGTTATGTTTTTTTTGAATAGGAAACTTAGCTTTTAAACTAGCACCTTTATGTGGTTTAAATGGTTTATCACCATGTTTCATAAGTTTATACTTACCATTTCCTTTTTTCATCCAGTGATAACCTTTAGGCGCACTAACCCCACTAGGAGATATAGTTTTAGTTTTTTTCATTTTTTATATTTTTGGTTCCTTTTGTTCTAATATACCATAGAATCTAGTTACTAATAATTTACCTCTTTGAGAGATCATATACTTCCTTGCTCTATACCTAGCTCTCTCTTGATATATTGCAAGATAACCTTTTTGCATTAAATCAGGCATATTTCTTGTTAGAAATGTTAAAGAACACTTGTAATTGTCTTTTATATAAGTGTTCGTAAAATACTTTAAGTCGTACACAAAAAACAAGAACTCGATGTCTGAAACCTTCAAACTGTAATTGTCTCTGAAAAAAAATAGGGTATCCCTATAATATTTCAGGTAATTATTTTCTTGCATTTAATTGAATTGATTCACAAATATAAATAAATATTTCTTATATTTGACAATAATTAAATGATAATCATAAAAATTTATACAAAATGGCTAAGAGATATAGTACAGTTACAGTAACACCAACCATAGTAAAAGCAGACTTTGGTAATAATGATGTTATGGGAGATTTCACAAGACTACCACTACCTGTTAGGGATGGGGAATCAGTTATGTTAAAATCTATTGCTGTTATTGATGCAGCAGATTTAGGTAAAAACTTTGATATTATTTTTGTTAAAAATACAGATGGTGACGCTGAACTTGGAACTCATGATGGTGCTGTTGATATTACAGATGCTAATTTAAGAACAAACGTATTTCTTGGTTCTGTGTCTGTTGATGGTGATGCTGCTACTGCTGCAACAAAATCAATAAGTGCCTCTGATCTTATCGCAAGTAAAGTTACTACACTTACAGATATAAATTTAATACTTACATCTTCAGTTGACCAAACTATAACTGACCATGAATCAGCACAAACAGGATGTTACTTTGGTATTATAGCTAGAGAAGCCACTGATGTGTCAGGTGAATCTGGAAACGATCACTTAACCATTACATTTGGTTTCGAAATATTTTAAAAACTTTATTATATGGGTACAAAGACAATAAAACCCAGATCCAATAACGATGGACAAATAGGTCAGCCTGATTATTATTGGAATAAGGGTTACTTTAACGATCTTCATATAAACAATCTATACACTTCTGTTTCAGGTTTAACAGCAAATACTTTAAAAATAACTGATGCTAGTATAAGTTTTGAAGGAACTGGTGTTGATGACTTTGAAACTTTTTTAACAGTCGCTAACCCTACAGCAGATAGAGTTATAATTTTACCTGATACTTCAGGAACAGTTGCTTTAACTAGTGATATACCAACTGTTACCACTTTAAATGGTTCAACAGCTAATGGCCTAA